CTTATAGTACCATACGAAAAAGGTTTTGTCAACAGCTAATTTAGAATCCCTTGGGTTTTTTTGTGATGCCTCTGCGCTTCATTTCCATGCTGATCCACTGATGTGCAGCAGGGTTTCTGACCTTCTTCTTGAGTAGTCCCTTGATTTGCTTGAAGACTTGAACGAACACATCCTCATTCGCATCGTTATTGTCTACAACCACAAAGTTACTTCTGAAATACTGGCTGAATTTACCTATATTAGACTGAACGTCTTTCCAAGATTTGACCACAATAGGTTCTGGTACAGAACGAGGACGTTGTGCATTACGTTCCAGTGCAACATCAAGGGATGTGTTCACAAATATCATATGAACATCATACCCCATCTGTTTAAGTTCTGTGGCCTGTTTTGCAATCTTATCGTAGTCTCTACCAGTGCCATCAATGATGAGTCCTATACGACCATCAAGGTAACCCTCTTTACGCTTTGCAGTGACCCTTTTGGCACGGTCACGAACTGCATCTCTAGGCACCTCTTCCTCTGGAGGCATCTTGAGAGATAGGCCTGCTTTAGAAAGCATAGCCTCAAATGCATCGTCAGAATTGACTACACGCAGTCCTGTGCCGCCGGTGGTCTTCCTGACAACGTATGACTTACCGCTGCCCGGACCACCGGCGAGAAAGAATGCTTTAAATATATTGGGGTCTTGCAACCCTTCCTGTAGTTCGTTGAATTCTTTCATCTGTATTAAGTCCTTGTTTTCTATATCCGGCCATCTCTATAATGTATTTATCATCCTCTGAAAGTGGTGTATAATCTAACTTGCGATCTTGGGTCTGGAATGTCATCTTTTTGATACGATTTTTGGTCTTAGCCATTTTTAGTTCCTTTCGCTGTTGATGTTTGGATATAGAGGTGTTAGGAATGGACTTCTCCTTATGTTATTTGCCCGTGGCGTCTTTAGTGACGTTCATGGCCATTGTGTGTTTTTCGTCTCCGATACTAAAATCGTGACGTAAAGACCGAATAAGAAAATTGCCGTTATATAACATATCTTCTTTTTCGTTTTTGGTGGTTTTGTATACAGAAACACTAGGTATAATGATCTCTACAATGTCCCCTGCCTTGACGACAGTGGTTCCAACAACATTGATACTCATCTGCAATCCTGATTCTAACATTGCTAATTGAGAATTTCTTGATTGCAACAAATTTAGATTATTTGAGTTGAATGAGTATTGATAAAAATCGTCTTGATAACTCTCATCTGTACCCACTCCCACAGTAGGTTTTAAATATTGTTTAGATGGGAAGGATGACACATTAACTCCATCAGGATCATTGACTGCAAGGGGTTTTGGACCAAGGTGCTGTTCCTCTGAAAACCTATCACTATAGTTATATATATGTTTTTGATAACTTTTAGACAAAATATCATGAACGAGTAATTCTGATGAAAATATGCCAGATGCATAATTAAACACAGTATCAGGCGAACTAGTTATTGTATAAGCTTCAATGGCACCTAACTCAGACACTATATCTCTTACACCCTTTTCATTTCTTGTTCCCGCAATAGTGTGTTCATATTTCATTTTAGGAGTTTGAGAGTACATATCTCCAAGACTTCTAAAATTAAATCCAGAAGTACTTTCCCAAAAGAAATATGTTGATTGGTTAAATTTCTCTGACACAGCATTCTTTGTTGCTATGGATATGACATCAAAAGGTTTAACATTAGGTGAAACTATCTTTTTCGTGTCAGCACTGGGTTCAGAGTATAGTTCCTTTTTGCTGTCTAAGTCATTTTCTACCATCCTTTGAACGATATCTGAGTATGACCCAACCAAGGTTCTTTTAACTCTGGTTCTCTGATTAACCACAAACTCCCTTGAACAGAATGACATGGTTGTAGCTTGAATGTTATTCCCAATGTTCTCACGGTCATCAACTGCCGTTATCATTAGTGGGTTTATTGAGTAGTCAATGATATTTTCAACACCAGATAAACCGGGCGTTGCAATTTTCAGTTTTAGGTACTCTTGACCAATGATAGGTCCATAAGATGCAAGATTATAAGAATCTTGAATTGTGATTGTCCCCGTTATTGCTTGTTGATTTATATTCTCAAATATGGTCAGTCCCACAAGAGCAGGCTTTAAATTATTTAACTGGCCATTCGACAATATTAAATCACACTGGACGACATTAAACTCACCGCCATTTCTAAGTTCTCTCTTTGCCACTCAATCAATCCTCTGTTTCAGCAATCAGTCTTTCAAAATCTTCTACAAACTGTTCCAAATATAAAGGGTCCAACAGTTTTATTCTCCTAAGTGTATCTTGTTTTGATTCTTCATATTCTCTATTTGTAACCAGTGTTGCATCTGAAATCGTATTACCATCTACATCTACATTGCTAGTACCGATATTGATTTTGACACTGGTATCACCCGACTCCTGATTAATCTCATAGTGGTGTGTTGCATCCACATTGTCATATCGTTCAGCAAGATGTGCAAGAAACTGTCTAGTGTTCATGGGCCACTGATGAAATCTGTCCGTTATGTTATTGACCAACAAAACAACCCAATGATACTCTGCATCATCATAATACTTGTGTGCAATCATCTCTGGTGTCTCGCCATTCTTTACATCATAAGTGTCATAGAGTGCGGTGACTGATCGTGCCTTACTATGCACGGCAACACGTTTGAGTAGGTGTGTGACTATCTTTGGGTCGGTTTTACCGACGGCATCATAGAAAATTGTGGGAAACTGAGCAAAATACATTCTAGAACCCGTCCTCTATATTGGACCGATCCATAATTTCAATTTCTTGAAAGGACAGATTAATGGTTGTTTTTTGTGGAGCAACACCATCCAACTCAGCTGACAAGTCTTCATTATATGTTACGAATTTATCTCCACCATAACTAACATCTATTGTTTTGAGGTAACATTTACCAATCCTATTGATATATTGATTTTGGGAATTTATGTGCATGTATTGAATAGAAAACATATCGGGGATTTTAATATCTCTTGTAGAACCTTGTGTTGTGAATGTTGCAGACATACCAACTTTGAACTCTTTTATGATATCATGAACTATTTTTGTTTCAGTTCTATCTTTAGGAATGAACGTAAAAGTAAAAGAAAATGACCTTCTACCAATACCCTTAAAAAACATTTCCATTCTGGGAGCAATAATAGCACCAGTTTGCTGTGCATATATATCTTCAGCACCCTCTGCAAAAGGCACTTTCGAAACACCCTTTAGTGCGATCTGTTTTACTACAGTGCTTCCAACATTTTTGGCTTCTTTAAGAATTGAACTTACACCTAATGTTCCCGCTTGGTATGCTTTAAATAACCCCGCAACTGCCTCTGTTACCACACCAACTTCTCCCTCAGTATAGTCCATATTATAACTTACATTAACTGCTGGTGGCATGTACAGTCCTATGACTGTTCCAGTTTTTTGAACATTTTTACCCTTCAGTGTCATTGAGGTAGATGAACCACCCCTACCAGCACCACCTCTATTTTGTTTTGCCTCAAATTCTGCATCCACCTTTTGTTGTGCTTTTCTGGTTGCAGCCTTATCTACCACCACGGTAGCTCCGAAATCATCACCAACTACTTTCGTAATATTTTTAACTTTTGGTGCTTTCTTTGATGATTTCACCTTTGCACCAGACACAGAATGCCGAGCAAATAGTATGTAACTTGCTTGGTGCATGTTAGTGCCAACATCAGATGGGTATAGAAGAATTCCTGGCTCTGGAGTAAAATTAGTCTGTAGAGGACTAGATGCAGAACTAGAGGATGAACCACCCAATCCTGACCTTAGACTACTAGAAACTCCACTCACAAAACTTTGAGCGCCGCCCGCTGCTGCATTCTTTGCTATGTTTACGAAAGCATCTCTTAAAGTCATGTCTAAATATCCTTATACACTGATGGAACTATTTATAACGAATGTCATACAAAGGTCGATACACACCAAGGAAACCCGAAAAATATAAGGGCGATCCACGAAACATAGTTTATCGTTCTCTCTGGGAACGTAAGTTTATGGTATACTGTGACAACAGCACTTCCATAATTGAATGGGGTAGTGAAGAGATCATTATACCATATTTATCACCCAAGGATGGGCGTATGCACAGATATTTCCCAGATTTCTACATCAAGGTCAAACAGGCTGATGGTGGAATCAAGAAGATGATTATAGAGGTGAAACCCAAGGTGCAGTGCAAACCACCCAAGGAACCTGAGAGACGCACCAGGCGATGGATGAATGAGGTTATAACCTATGGTGTGAACAATGCTAAGTGGCGATATGCGACAGAATGGTGTGCAGATAATGGCATGGAGTTCAAGATTTTAACTGAAGATCATCTAGGTATTTCGTATAAATAGATATATGGCAAGAGCACCAAGTAAATATATGCAAGCAGTCAAGGATGAACTAAAGGGTCGTCCTCGTTCAACTGCATGGTATAGAGAAAAGATCAAAGAACTAGGCACACCAACCACGTTGGACCTCATACGAGACGGTAAGAGGAATAACAAGCCGTTCTATGGTAAACTAAACATGTTTATGTATGACCCAAAGTTCAAGAAGACCTTACCATACTATGACACGTTTCCACTGGTGTTGCCACTAGAGACATATTCAGATGGATTTCTAGGTATCAATTTTCACTACCTACCTATTCCCTTGCGAGTCAAGTTACTTGACCGTTTGGTGGATTTCTCTAACAACACTGCATTTGATGAGTCCACCCGGCTGGTTGTTGATTACCAGAAGTTAAAGGGTGTTCGACTTATCAAACCAACCATACACAAGTACCTTGCTGGACAAACCAAGTCACAGTTTCGTAGGATTGATGCAGACGAATTTACGATTGCAACTCTACTACCTGTACAGAGGTTCAAGAAGGCATCTGCATCAGAGGTATGGAAAGAATCGAGGGCAATGATCTAATGGCAACGCTTGCAAGTTTTGTAGAATCAACCGCATTTGGTGTACTTAATAATTTTGTGTCAGAATTCAACAGTGATAATGGTTATGCACTCCCAAGTCGATATGAAGTTATTATCACATCTCCCGGCGAGGGTGATGCAAGAAAAGTATCTATGCGTTGTGAAGCTATTGATCTGCCGGGGAGAGCTCTTAATACGTCAGTAGACACCAACATGTATGGTATTGCTCCAGAAATCGTTGATGGTATCACATTTGGTGGTACACTTGCCATGACCTTTCAATCAAGTAGTGACCTAGAGGAAAGAGTGTTCTTTGAATCTTGGCAAGAGATGGCATGGGACAAAGGAACATGGAATGTGAACTACTACAAAGATTATATTTCCGACTCAGTGGATATATACGTTCTTGATCAACAAGACACAAGAAGGTATGGACTTAGACTAAAGGAGTGTTTTCCAAAAGAGATTGGACCCGCTCCACTTAATTATGCTACAGCTGGTGATATTATAAAAATACCTGTCACTTTACAATATAAGTATTGGGAGACACTTGACATTAACAATCAACCGCCCAACCTTATGGAGAAGGTTCTTGATACAGTGATATCCGGTGCAGAAAGATCAATTAATGCGAATATACCGAAGGTGTTAAGCAGACTATGATAAAGGATGAAACATTATGGCGTTACCTAAACTACTAACTTCTAAATACGAATTAATAGTACCATCAACACAGGAGGAAATTGAATATAGACCGTTCTTAGTTAAAGAACAAAAGATTTTGATGATTGCTCAAGAATCTGGTGAAGAATCTCAGATTGCTGATGCTATTGGTCAGTTAGTGACAAATTGCACCTTCGGCAGTATAGATGTTAACACCAACCCAATGTTTGATATTGAATATGTATTTCTACAATTGAGAGCAAAATCTGCCGGCGCTAAAGTGAAACTTAACGTGACATGTCCAGATGATGGAGAAACTAAAGTTGAAACTGAGATTGACTTATCGGAGATAACGGTGCAAATGAGTTTAGAACATTCTCAGGAAGTTGCACTTACAGAAGATATTAAACTGGGGTTACGTTATCCCGTTTTGAAGGACATGAAAAACTTAGACATGAATCTTTCTGATTTTGAAAGAAGTATAATTATGTTTCATAAGTGTGTTGAATACGTCATGGATGGTGATGAAACTATAAGTAGGGTTGATATGACAACAGATGAAATTGCTGATTTTGTTGATTCATTTAATACGGAACAATTAGAAAATGTGTTAAAGTTTTTTGAAACGATGCCAAAGCTAAGACATGTTATTGATGTTGTTAATCCTAACACGAAAGTAAAGGGTGAAGTATTATTGGAGGGATTACCAAGTTTTTTAGGATAGCGCTGTCTCATGACTCCTTGACAAATTATTATAAACAAAATTTTGCAATGATACAGCATCATAAATGGAGTTTAACTGAGTTAGAGAATATGTTGCCATGGGAGAGAGAAATATACCTTAGTTTGTTGTCAAAACATCTCAAAGAAGAAAAAGACGAATACGATAGACAAGAAAGAAAAAACAGGAGTTAATCAAATGGGCGAGGAAGAAATTAAAGCATCAGGCCACCATCCAGCAGATACGAATGGTGACGGTAAAGTTAGTCCAGACGAACAACAGATGTATCTAGAGTTCAAACGTAAGGAACTTGAGGATGCAGACGCAATGCGTGACGCACAACGCACAATGGCATGGTACTCACTTGGTGGTATGCTATTGTATCCTATTATTGTAGTCCTTGCAATAGTTTTCAATATGGAACAGGCAGCCAAGATTCTTGGTGACATGGCTGGAGTATACTTTATCGCAGTTGCTGGTATCGTTGCAGCGTTCTTTGGCGCACAGGCACTTAGCAAACCTAAGAAATAAGGAATAGGTTATGGCTGATTTACAAGACGTAATTGATAAACTAACAAACGAGGGTGAACTTGTTCGTAATAAGGGCGCTCACTCTATTAAATCGGTCAAACAACTTATTACAAGTAGTCAAGAAAGCCCTGCTCAGAGAAAACAAAGTGCTGAAGACGCACGAAGCGCAGCAGATAAAACCAATACCCTACTTGAGTCAATAGCTCAAGGTGTCAGTGTTAATAATAGTGGTGTGTCTGAATCAAAGAAATCAGGTAAGTTAGGTGGAATGCTTGGTGGTATAGGTAGTGCATTAGGCGGTCTGGGTATAGGTGCTGGTGTTGCAATGGGTGGACTAGGTGCATTATTTGCTGGTGGTGGTTATCTTCTTAAACAACTTGCAGAATTTGATGGTAAAGCGGTTGTTGCAAACGTAAAAGAACTCTTCAAGATTGCAGACTTAACTAAAGGAATTGGTGATGCTTTTGTTAAAGGTGGTGCCTTCCTTTTAACAATGACAGGGATTGGTCTTGGACTAGCGGTATTTGGTGCTGGTGCGGCCATTGCTGGATTGTCTGGTGCTTTGACCAATTTTGTTGATCCTAAATGGGCACAGGGTATTGTTGATAATGTTGTAATTCTATTAAGTATTAGTACGAAACTTGGTGGTTCAGCGGAACTTCTACAGAAAGGTGGTGCATTTTTCCTCGCCATGACGGGTATTGGTCTTGGACTAGCGGTATTTGGTGCTGGGTCAGCACTTGTTGGACTTTCACAATTTGTAAAAAAAGATGATTGGGCAAAGAAGGTTGTTGAACGTGTAACTACGTTGTTGAGTATTAGCACATTATTGGGTGGCAGCGCTGCACTATTAAAAAAGGGTGGTGCCTTCGGCTTAGCAATGACGGGTATTGGTCTTGGACTAGCGGTATTTGGTGCTGGTTCAGCAGCCACAGGTCTTGCTCAATTTATCACAAAAGATGATTGGGCGACAAAAGTTTACGATAACGTATCTACATTGATGAAAATCCCCGCATTAATTCCAAAAGATTCATCTGCTCTTGCAGAAGGTGGAAGTTTTATCGTAATAATGGGCGGGATTGCGCTTGGTTTGATTGCCTTTGCAATAGGTAAATCTGCAAATTCAATAGCAACTGCATTGGGTCAGTTCAGTGGTGCAAATGCTAAATTTGCAGATAGCATCGTATATAATGTCAAAAAATTAATGGAAATATCTGCTTTGAAGTTTGGTGATGTTGTGAAGTTCGGCGTATTCATGACAGGTATAGCTGCTGGTTTGGTTGCGTTTGCAGTAGGTAAAGGTGCTAATGCTATGGGTGATGTTATTGGCAAATTCACAGGTAATTTTGCTGATAACATTGTCAAAGATGTTAACACATTAATGGCGATGATAAATGACCCAAATGTAAATCAAAAAAAGGCAAATGAATTTAGTTCTATAATGGGTACTATTGCAGCGGGTCTTGTTAAGTTTTCGGCCGGTAAATTTGTAGGCACTCTTGCTGGTGCAGCTTCAAGCGTATTGAATTTCTTGACTGGCAGCACTAGTCCAATACAAGAAATTAAGAACATAGCAAAAGAGGCAGCTAATATAGAGAGGGGCGCAAATGCTATTGGAAAGGTTACTGAAAATCTGGGTAAAATTGGTGGTTTAAAGTTTGATGGTTCAAACATTAACATTAAAGATTTTTCAAAAGACTTACTAGATTCTGTCCCCGCAATTGAAGCAGCCATAATGGGTGGTAAAATTAAAGGTGGAATGTTCAGTAGCGATATTAAATATAAAGGTTTAGCATCGGCAGAGATTAAATGGGATGATGCTGCAAAAAATATAAGAACTATTCAAGCGGCATTAAAGTTAGATGCGCCGGATATATCTGTACCCGAAGTCAGTTCAACGACCTCTGTGGATATATCAGAAGCGACAACTGGTATATTTGAATCCTTAAAGGGTAGCATTGATGATCTGTCAGTTGCAATTGCAGCAATACCTTCTGGTGGAAATATTGTAAATGCACCAACCAATGTCAGGAATGAAGGTGACGTTGTTGGAGGAAGTCCTGTTGTAAATTCAAGGTATAGTGGTATGACGGAGAGTGCTGCATTTTAAAAAAGGGGGAACCGAAGTTCCCCCTTTCTCTTACTCGTTTGCCAACTTTTCAAAGTAGGACATTGTGTCCCCATCATCATCAGTGTCAACAGTAGGCGCTGGAGTAGGTTTTGTATCTACTTTAGGTTCTGCCTTTGGTGCATCTTCCATCACCTCAGTTGCGTTACCTACCGTAGTAGTCCCTGCAAGAACCATGTCCAAACGCTTCTTGAGTTCGTCATAGGACTTGAAGTTAGAAGCAGAAGTAAACTCTGACAGAGGATACTGCGTCTTCCATGTCTCCTCAAGCTTATCGTCATCATCAAACAAAGCAGACGGTGCTTCAAACTCAGACTTGTCATAGTTCCAGTAACCATCAACCTTACGAAGCTTCAACTTGAAGTTCGCACCTTCCCAGAAATCGAAGGGATTGACAGGACTTTCATCTTGGAATGCAGGCTGCATTGCTTCCATGCACTTGTCAAAGATTTTCTTACCGAAACGATAAAGCATAACCTTACCCTCATTCTGAGGATTCGCAGGGTCTTGCACAACATAGATGTTGGCAAAATACTGCAACTTACGCTTCTGTTTACGGGCAATCTCCTTGTCCGACTCAACGCCTGAGTTCCAGTATGCAGAGTTCATCTCTGATACTGGATCGTTCTGACCAAGGGTAGTGAGAGAGTTCTCAATATACCACTGACCAGTTGGACCTTGGAACGCATGGTTCCAGACTTTTGCCCAAGGCATATCCTCACCCTCTACAGCGGGAAGGAAACGAATGACAGCATAACCGTTGCCGGTCTTATCCATCGTAGGTTTCCAGAGGCGATCATCCTGATAGGACTTTTTCTCTTGGGGGGCGTTTTCTGCTTGTACTGCACCGAGCAGTTTGTCCAAAGAATTGGACTTCTTGAGTGTACTTAACGACATATGTATTCTCCTTATGTAAATATATGTTTTCGTATGTTTATAGTATTACTAATGTATCAC